GCCATCTCAAAAGAGCTAGCTGACTTTGTATATAAATACTTTCAAAACAAAAGAAACGTTGCAAGAGTATTATTTGATTCAAGATACGTTTCACCTTTTACAGAATACTGGGGTGTATGGAATGATGAACAAGTTCCAAATACTTATTCACACTATGGTGATATTGCAATGGAAACATTATTACAAGAAGTAAAACCTGTTATGGAAAAACATACAGGATTAAAATTAAGTGAAACATATTCTTATGCAAGAATATATAAAAACGGAGATATCTTAGCTAGACACAAAGATAGATATTCTTGTGAAATATCTACTACATTAAATTTAGGTGGTGACCCATGGCCTATCTATCTTGATCCTACAGGTAAGGAAGGTCAAGCAGGTATTAAAGTAGATCTAAAACCAGGTGATATGTTAATCTATTCTGGTTGTGATTTAGAACATTGGCGAGATGAATTTAAAGGTAAAGATTGTGGTCAAGTATTTTTACATTACAATAAAGCTAATTCAAAAGCTGCTAAAGAAAACGCATTAGATAAAAGACCTTTACTAGGCTTACCAGCTTGGTTTAAAGGATCTAAGTTGACTAATTCTAAAAAATAGTCTATAAAATAGACTGGTACGGGAGTTCCACCACACCACAACTCCCGTGCTTTTACTCTGTTCATTAAGTAATAAATTTGGTATACATGGATTTATTATGTTACAAAAGATAGGTTTTCAGCCAGGTTTTAATAAACAAATTACAGAAACCACAGCCGAAGGACAATGGGTTGATGGTGATAATGTAAGATTTAGATATGGAACACCTGAAAAAATAGGTGGTTGGTCGCAGTTAGGCGAAGATAAACTGACTGGAGCTGCAAGAGCCTTACATCATTTGGTTAATAAATCAGGTAACAAATTTGCAATTATAGGCACAAACAGAATTTTATATGCTTACACAGGTGGTGTATTCTATGACATACATCCTATTAAAAGCACAACTACATTAACAAATGCATTTACTACAACAAATGGTTCTACATCAGTCACTATAACATTTAGTGGAGATCATAATATTTCTGCTAATGATATAATATTATTAGATAATTTTTCTACAATCACAAATTCTAATTTTACAGCTTCTGACTTTAACGATAAAAAATTTATGGTCACATCTGTACCATCATCTACAACTTTAACAATTACAATGACATCAGCAGAAACTGGTTCAGGTGCAACAACATCAGGTGGTATTAGAGTGCAACATTATTATCCGGTTGGTCCTGCAGAACAATTACCTGGTTTTGGTTGGGGATTAGGTCAATATGGAGGAACAGTAACTGGTGAGGCAACAACAACTTTAAATGGTGCTTTATTAGATGACACAGCAGGAACAGGTGGATCAGGAACTTCAATTACAATAACTGATGGATCTTTGTTTCCAAGCACAGGTACAAACTTTATACAAGTTGGTAATGAAGAAATTTCCTATACAGGTAGAAGTGGAAACACGTTAACAGGAATTACAAGAGCAGTTAGAAACTCAACTAGATCGGCACACTCTGATGGCGCAACAGTCACAAATAGTTCTGATTATGTTGCATGGGGTGAGGCAGCATCAGGTGACTTAGTTATTGATCCAGGTTTATGGAGCATTGATAATTTTGGAGATAAAGTTATTGCATTGATACACAACGCAGAAGTTTTTGAGTGGGACTCAAATGCAACAGGAGCTACAAATACAAGAGCAACTATTATATCAGGCGCGCCAACTGCATCAAGAGATATGCTGGTGTCTACACCGGATCGTCACTTAGTTTTCTTTGGAACAGAAACAACGATAGGTGATTCAACAACACAAGACGATATGTTTATTAGATTTTCTGATCAAGAAGATATAAATACATATACACCAACAGCAACTAATACAGCTGGTACACAAAGACTAGCCGATGGATCAAGAATTGTAGGTGCAGTTAGAGGTAGGGATGCAATTTATGTTTGGACAGATACGTCATTATTTACAATGCGTTTTGTCGGAGCACCTTTTACTTTTGGTTTTGCACAGGTTGGTACAAACTGTGGATTAATTGGACAAAACGCTGCAATCGAAGTTGATGGTGCAGCTTATTGGTTCTCAGAAAATGGTTTTTTTAAATACTCTGGTAATCTTGAATCAATGACTTGCTTGGTAGAAGACTTTGTATTTAATGATTTAAATACAACTGCAGGTCAATTAATTAATGTAGGTCTAAATAATTTGTTTGGTGAAATAACTTGGTTCTATTGCACAGAAAGTTCTACTGTTATAAATAGATGCGTGACTTATAATTACTTTGATTCTAGTCCACAAAGACCTGTATGGACCACAGGGACTTTAGCAAGAGGAACATGGCAAGATTCAGCAGTCTTTGGTTTACCGCATGCAACTTCTTATGATGCAGATAGTAACGCTTCTTATGATGTAGTTGGTAATACAGATGGATGCACAACTTATTTTGAACATGAAAAAGGAACTGATGAAGCATTAGCAACAGGTATTAATGCAATTACTTCTAATATTGAATCTGGAGACTTTGATATTACAGCACAAAGATCCGCATTAGGTGGATCAACAGGACTTGCATCATTTAGAGGAGATGGTGAGTTTATTATGAAGATTAGAAGATTTGTACCTGATTTTATATCACAAACAGGAAACACACAAGTAACTCTACAATTACGTAATTATCCAAATGATAGTTATGCAAGTTCGTCATTAGGACCCTTTACAGTTAGCTCATCTACAACTAAAGTAGATACACGTGCAAGAGCTAGAGCTGTATCTTTAAAAATAGCAAACACAGCTGTATCTCAAAGTTGGAAACTTGGTACGTTTAGATTAGACATACAACCGGATGGAAGAAGATAATGGCGACTTTAGCAGATTTAGCAAGACAATATTTAAATCAAACATTACCAGATATTTCTGGTATATTTACATTGCCTCAAGCATCAAATATTATAACACCAACTATCACAACTCCTAATTTAGTTCCTGTTCAAGGATTAACACCTGAACAATTAGCATTGTTGTACCCACAAAATCAAGGTGGTGGAGATGATCCAGTTAATACTGGTTTTGGTCTTTTTAACAATTTAGATGAAAACGATGTAAGATATGAAGTTGTAAATGGTGAACTTGTGCCAACATATAGAAACGTAACTTCTGGTTTATATCAAACAGAAAAAGGTAAGAATGTTTCAAATTTAGGATTAAGCACACCTACTTTTGCATTTCTTGAAGGGATTTTTGGTTCAAAAACACCTCCACAATTTCCTGGATACTTTCAACAAGATCCAGAAACAAGAGGTAAGTTTATTGATTATATAACAGGTAGAACTAGAAGAAACAAAGTAGAAGCCTTTAAAGCAGGTAAAGGTGGTGATGCAGTTGAACAAGCTAGGCAAAGCGCTAGAGATCAAGCTAGAATAAACAGAGCTTACAGAGAAGAAACTGGTGGTCAAGGAGGTTCTTATGCTACTGGTGAGTCTGGTGTACAATCGGATGGTTCTTACAATGACCCATTTGATCCAGGTGGAGGAGAATAATGGCAAAGATAGTTCAAGTATTAACAAGACCAAGTAAAGAATATTCTCAACAAGTTGCTGACTCACAAGTTAGGGACTTGGATGCTGTAATAGAAAAATTAAATACAACATTTCAACAAGATCTAAAAGACGAGGTAGAAGCACAAAACTTCTTTTTAAATTAATGGCAAATACTTTTTTAAATGCAAAGTCAGACCTGACTACAACAAATTTAACCACTGTATATACAGTGCCATCTGCAACAACTGCTGTTATAAAATCTATATTAGTATCAGAAGATGCAGGATCAGGAACTACAATTGACGTAACTTTAGTTGATGCATCAGGGACCATATTTAGTTTGTTTAAAGCTAAAGCTGTTGGATCAAATGCAACAGTAGAATTATTAACCCAACCTTTAATATTAAAAGAAAGTGAAGCTTTAAAAGTACAAGCTGCTGATGCTAATGAATTACACGTAGTGGCATCAATATTAGAGGTAAAACCTAGAGAGGTAGTAACGTAATGCAAGTAATAAAACCAGCAAAAGTAGAGACAACGTACAGACATAAGGAAACTGGAGAGCTTTTTAAAGAAAGAAAAGACTGGGAAGCTAAAGGTTATAAGGAAGAAGACATGGCTCAAGATGTAAATGTTGTGATGCCAAGTCTTGATTTATTTGGAAAAACAAAATAAGATAGGAAATTATGCCAATTTCTAGAGGACAAATGCCCAGACAATTATACGGATTAGGAAGTTTCGTTAAGTCTATCGGTAAAGGAATTAAAAAAGTTGTAAAAGGTGCAGGTAAAGTGCTTAAATCACCTTTAGGACTGGCTGCATTAAGTTTAGCAGTTCCACAAGTTAGAGCTGGTTTAGGTAGTTTTTTTGGTAGAGGTAGTTTTAATCCATTAAAAGCTTTAAGCGTTGG